GCAATATCTGATTCATCCATCATCCTGCAGCAATCGCATCCTGCAGGATCCTCTTGATCAGATCCCGCACACTCTCTTCGCCCTGCAGCATCCGCCGCAATCGCTCCACATCAGCCGCAGGCAGCGTCAGCACAATCTTCCTGATGTCATCCGATGGCATCCTCATGCCGCCACCTCCAATGCGCTGAACAGCGTGGGGCTACTTCCCTCAGCCTGCTCTAAAAACTTGGCAGCCTGCTTGGCGTACTCCGGCTTCAGTTCGATGCCGATGTACCGCCGATTCATCTTCAACGCCTGATACCCCGTACTTCCGATCCCATTGAATGGATCCAGCACCAGATCGCCGGGGTTGCTGTACAGCGTGATGCACCGCTCAATCACGTCCAGCTGCAGCGGGCAAATATGCCGCTCATCCTCTGACCCCTTAGCCATCCGGCCATTCAGCACCTTGGTCTGATTTACCTTCATCCATACCGGGCTGGCCAGCTCCTGCCACATACCCACCGGCAGATCATCAGGCGTATGCGTCACCGGCTCTGGATTCTCCTCATCCTTCCGAAAGAACAGCATGTAATCCGGCATCCCCACCCGGCTGCGAGTGCTGTCCTTCTTCAGCTGCTTGTACAGCAACCCCAGCGCCTTGGTGCGTTGCATCTCAATCACTGGATCCTTCCAGATCGTGCAACGAGCGTGGTACACCCAGCCTGACTCCTGGTGAGCGCGGATCAGATCACCACCAAAGTCATGCAGGCCAATGAAGCCATCCTTCGATTTCCGCGCTGGCAGGTCTGAGCAATGCACACATGCCACGCGCCCTGGCTTCAACACCCGGAACAACGCAGACGTGAAGAACGAATAGTGATCCATGAACTCCTCATGGCTGCCGCAGTTGCCCATATCACGCTCAGAATCTGAATACACAAAGAGATCTGAGAACGGCGGAGAAAACACCGCCAGATCCACAATGCCCTCAGGCATCCCATTCATCACCTCAATGCAGTCGGCTAGATAGACCGCCCAGTTCTTGCCTTGATAGTCAGGTTTCATTGGTTCAGAAAGTCAGGAAGAGTGATGGTTGCTGTGCGTGTGTATGCCTTCTTGCTGCTGGTGCGTTGGATGCCATTCATCGCCTCAGCCATAGCACGTTTCATCCGTGCATGGTCTTCAGCCTTGCGCAGCACGTTGTTCCAGATTGGCGTCTCGGTATCGCTGATGATCACGTGACAGGTAACAGGCTTGGTCTGGCCAAAGCGCCAGGCCCGCCGCACCGCTTGATAATGCTGCTCATAGCTATGGCTGACGCTGGCAAAGATCACCGTGTTGGCGTGCTGCCAGTTCAATCCCAACCCTGCCAGCTTTGGCTTGGACACGATCACTCGCGCCTTGCCAAAGGTGAACGCATCCAAAGCTGCCACCTTCTCATCAAGATCCATCGAGCCATGCACCTCAATGGCATCAGGGATTGATGCCGCCAAAGCCGCCGACTCATCGTTGGTCTCGCACCACACGATCACCGCTCCACTCTCGTGGTTGGCAATCTCAGCTGCTCGGGCAACGCGATCTTCCATCGTCAACCGTTTCTCGCGGTGGATGGTGGTGGCAGAGCCATCAGGGATGCGGAACAGCATTCCCTCCGGCACATCCTTGGTGATGTCTGCCGTAACCGTATGCAGCTCATACCGCAACGGTGGCAGCACAAATCCATCGTCTATGCCTCCTAAGTCGGATGGCAACGTGGCAGTCCGAGACCAAGACGCCACCCACCGCCAGAAGTCCGCTTGTGCGTGGCCCTTCAGGCGCCAGCTCTGGCTAGCAGTGCTGGTGTCGTTGATGAACCACCGGCACAGCATCTCCATGCTCCCCAAGTGGCCAAGGAACTCAGAGTGGTTGCCCAGCTCCATGTGATCGTTAGGTGCTGGTGTCGCCGTGGCTGCCAGACGGTATGGCGTGGCATTGAACGCCTCGCACAGCATCCGCTTGGTTGGCCCGCTGAAGCTCTTAAGGATGCTGCTCTCATCCAGCACGATCCCGCCAAAGGCTGATGAATCCAGCTTTGGCAGCCGCTCGTAGTTGGCCACATTGATGCCAGGCCCTACGTCGCATTGCTCGCGGATCACGCGGGCATCAATCCCGATTGCTTCACACTCCCGCACCATCTGCCGGGCTACCGCCAGCGGGGTAAGGATCAGCGATGGCTTGCCGGTGGCGGTGCTGAACTCAGCAGCAGCAGCAGCCTCAACCCGTGACTTACCCAGTCCGGTATCCAGGAATGCTGCTGACCGACCTTGCTGGCAGGCGAACTGCAGCGTGGCCTGCTGGTGCGGGAACAGGCTGCCCCATTGGTGTTGCGGCTTGAAGCCATAACGAGCAGCAGCGGTGCCCTTTGACGCGATGAAATCGCGGTATCTGGTGATCGTGGTGGTCATGGGGTCACTTCCTGCACAAAGCCAGTGCAGCGGTCTGCAGGCCTGCCTTCGCTGCCTGAATCCTTGGGAGATCAACAGTTGGCGCCAGCTGCTCCAGCTTGCTCAACTGCGTCTCAGCAGCAGCCATCCTGGCTGCATACTCTTTCCATGCCTCTCTATAAAGATCAGGCCTGGTGAGCATCAGATCCGAAGGGACATAACCGCCTTGCGACGGCACGTGGTAATAGACCTGCTGCTCTTCTCGCTCTTCAGCATCAGACACGATCACCACAGCGCGGACAATGCGACGCGCCTGATCAAGCCGCCAGTGCTCGCCAGCGATTGCATCATCCCACTCAAAAGCAGGATGCAATGGAGCGTCGTCATCCCGTGATTCATCAAGCACCACATGAGGATTGATCACTCCATCGCGCTTAGCAATCCTGGCCAGCTCTTTGCCAGCAATCTGGGCATCAACAGGTGGCTTAGGAATGCCACTGCGATAGGAATACGTCGTCATTGTGATTCAGAAAAAGAAGGAAGAAAGGGGCCGTTGATGGCCCCGGTTGATGCGATCCCACGGCAATCCGGGGCTGACCACGCGCACCTAACCACGCCTGCCGGGCCTCGCCGCGCCTCGCCTCGCCAGGCCAGTCCACGCCTGCCATGCCATGCCAGGCCTCGCCAGGCCGCGCCAGGCCGCGCCTAACCACGCCTGCCTCGCCCCGCCATGCCATGCCGCGCCTCGCCGCGCCTGCCAGGCCTCGCCAGGCCAGGCCAGGCCGCGCCTGCCCCGCCTCGCCGCGCCTCGCCGGGCCCGGCCAGGCCTGGCCCCGCCGCGCCTTGCCTGCCTCGCCCAGCCTTGCCGTGCCCGGCCCAGCCATGCCACGCCACGCCGCGCCGCGCCTGCGACTCCAAACCGTGCCTGATTATCTGCATCACACCAGCTCAAACAAGCCAAATCCCAGGCCAGCGGAATCCTTTGAATCAGGCCTCCCCTCGCCAATCCCCACCTGCAATCCCACCCGCGAGATCAAGTTGGCAACATCAGAATCCGTCAGCATCCCCGCGTCGTAACGCACCCGCAACGTCGCAGCCCATTGCCGATACATCGGACGGCAGCGCAAATCAATCACACCCGTGGCATTCCGTGTAGGAGCAACCCATTGCTCTGCCTCTCCCTCTGTCAAACGCACCAGAGGAGCGCCATCAACACGATCAAAGCCATCAGCCAAGACCATGAACGCCAGCTTGGCGTGCGTCATCTTGAAACCGCAGGCACGGCAGGCACTGATCGCAGCATTGCGGAACGCTGCCGCATGAATGCCCTCCCAGCCCTGATCGCTCACGTGCTTGGCACCTTCATACAGCGCATCGAAATCTTTGGCTTCGCGAGTCTTGCGGCTGCGAGCAGTGCTGCCCGCCTCCTGGGTCTGCCGCATCATCTCCATCGCCTTGGCGCTGAATCGGTTGATCACCAGCGGGCTGGTGCCGCGAATGTTCAGCAACAGCTGGCGGAAATCTGGTGGCGTGATCGCCACTGCAACGGCCTTGGTAGCCATCGAATACTCCTTGTTTGGTGGGTAGGCGCCGCGCATCAGGCTGCAGCGCTTGCGCATCATGCCATTACCGATCCGTAACGGCAAGCGTTCCGCTTGCATTCCGAAGTCGTATGCCCTAGAACCGCCGCACCCGCGCCCCATATCTGGTGCAGTCCCTCACCATCCGCATCCCGCCACACCACCACCAGTGGCTAGCCCAGCAGGCTCACACCGCCTCCCGCTCCACCGTCATCCGCCTCCTCATCCAGCAGGCCATCGACAGCCAAACCCCACAACAGCAGGCCTCCACCAATGCCCGCTGATCTCCAGGCCCAGCGCCGCCAGGACCTCTACGACAGCCTGCTGCTCGAGCACCACGTGCCAGATCTGCTCGGTGGCCTCACCGTCTCCCAATACCTCAACCGCCTCAACCAGCCCTCTCTCACGCCTCAGGCCTCTCCGTCTCCTGAGACTGAAACCACGCCCCAGCAGCAGCTGCTGATCGGTCTCCCGTGACCATGACCCTTACACCCACGGTGCTGGATGCCCTTCAGCACCTTGATTCCGACTGGGAACTCATTCCCGTAGACGATCGCAAACGCCCCATCGACGCCGCCACCGGCCACCTCAAGACCAACTGGGCTGCCACCACCTACGACGTTGATGGCATCACGGCACTGGCCTCCACCAGCGCACACATCAAAGCCATTGGCGTGGTGCTCGGTCCCCCATCCGGTGGCCTCCTCGCGGTTGACTTCGACGGCCCTGGTGCTCAACCCACCTTCGCCTCCGTCTACAACCGCCCAGCCACTGACCTCCCCCACACGGTCGGCTGGTCCTCAGGCCTCCCTAAACGCGGCCAGCTCGCCTTCCGCGTACCCATGGAATACTGGCCGCTCCTCCGCGGTCGCCGCCGCTGGCAGATCAACGGCAAGACCGTCCTCGAACTCCGCTGGAGCGGTCACCAGTCCGTCATTGCAGGCGCTCACCCCGACACCGCTGGATACACCTGGCTGCCTAACCGCTCACCCGAGCAGGTTCAAGTCGCAGATGCTCCTGAATGGCTCCTCGAGCCCCTCCATAAGGCACCAGACGAGCCGATCACGCAGGAATACACACCCCAGCCCGGTGACGCTGATCGCGCCCTCGCCATCCTCGATCACATCAACCCACGCGATGACTACGACAGCTGGCTGAAGGTCGGCATGGCCCTCCACTCCGTAGACCCTGGCCTCCTCTCACACTGGGTTCGCTGGTCCCGGGGCTCCAGCAACTTTGATGAAGCCGAATGCCTAGCCAAGTGGGAATCCTTCAAGCGTCACGGCATCACTCTCGGCACCCTCTATTTCCTCGCCAAGCAGGACGGCTACACCAAACCACCACGCACCCCGCACACTGCCTACACCTACGCCGACCCTCACGACGAGCACGCCACAGCAGCAGGCCCGCAACACCCACCAGACAAGCCCAAAGACGAACTCATCGAGTTCCACCTTGAGCAGCTCATCGACCTCCAGCTCTCACCACACGACACCTGGAGCAAACAGCAGGCCATCCGCACCGACCTCTGGGCGCTCGGTGTCCAGGGCAGCGCCATCGACGAGCGCCTCTGGTATGCCCTCGCCAAACGCTGGAACCTTCCACTCCAGACCTCACACAACGGCCAGCGCCGCGGGCGCAAAGCCTCCGATCCGCTCAGCTCCATCACCGAAGACCTCATCCCAGGCTTCCTCCTCTGGCGCCGTGATCACCTCCTCTTCGGCGCTGGTGGCACCGGCAAAACCATGGCCGCGGCAGCCATGGCTGTCTGCACCATCAAAGGATTGCCCTTCCTCGATCAGGAAATCCCACCCTCACGCACCGGCAAGGTGCTCTGGATCGGCACTGACGGTGGTGAATCAGCCCGCGCCATGGTGCGCGAATACCTCGAAGACCTCGGCCACGCCGATGACCCCGACGTAGACGCCAACCTCACCATCTGGGCCGCAGAACCACAAGACGATCTCCCCTCCTGGTCCTGCACACCAGCAGGACTCGAGGAGCTGCGCATCGAACTCGAATCCGGTGGCTACGCCCTGGTGGTCATCGACTCGCTTAAGGCCGTCTTCGAGCTGGCCGGCATCAACTTCGGCATCGGCCCTGTCGGCACCCTCATGCGCCTCATGCAGGCCCTCGTGGGCCGCTACTGCTCACTCCTCTGGCTTCACCACCCTGCCGGCGGCAAG